AATTTTCGCACGGCGGTGCGTGGCCTCCCGGGATGTACTCGAGACTGCGCCAATGGAATCCGGGCTACGATACAACGACGAATTGGTCTTGGGCTTTCCGACCCGGTCTCAAATTCAAAAAATGGCCCCGGGCGAGATGGGTCGCTCACGACGATAACTATTACTACTATATCAACAACCAACAGTTTTTCTAGTGTGCCGGTTCATTTTTTCCTGAGAATATTTCATGATTTCTCTATAATTCTTTTTTTTAGCGATAGAAAAACATTCTTCCCAGGGAGGGCGTCGCTCGGTTTTAGATTGTAAGCATTTAGTTTCAAAATATTTAACTAGGTCGATATTTCCACACGAAGCCGAAGATAACACACACTCTCCCCAGTCCCGAACGCTGAAATGGTTGGATGCGTACTGAGCGACATGGGAGTGCCCATGCTTGATAGCACAAAACACGCCGATCTGCCAAGTGGACCATCCATACTGAAACGAACGAGACGCGCAGTATTTAAACGCGTCGAGCTTCCCGTGGGCAGCGGAAGTTTCGGCGCACCGTTCCCAAGTTATTTTTGAAATCTGAGGTTTTTTACTAGCATATTTTAACATAGGCAAATTCGACGATCTCGCGGCCCATTTCATACAGCCTGCCCAGTTATAAATATGAGGATCTAGGCGTTTAATATCTTCCAAGGTAAAGGGGGTGTAATCGTCGCTGTTGATAAGAAACTTGCAAATAATTTCTAGGGTATCGGAATCTAAGTACTGGTTCAAGAATTCCATTAATATTTTATTTTTCTTTGATTTAAAATTGAAATAAATATAGATTCAACTTTTACACAGTATTAAAATGACAACGTGCTCTATTTGTACCGACATTTTAGTACAGCCAATCGAATGTTACGCCTGTGGATATACCGCGTGTTGTACCTGTACAAAACAATATATTCTTTCTCACAACACCCGAGCCCAATGTATGAATCCTTCATGCCATGTTCCATGGTCGGTAAAATTCTTGCACAGTAAGTTTGATGAGGTGTGGATTAATGGGCCCTATCGTGACCACTTCAACATCTTGTTAATAAATCGTGAGAAATCGAAAATTTCTGAAACGGTAGCACACCTCCTTCACTTCCAACAACAAAATGAGACTGACACCCTGATCAGAGACTTTCAAGCCCAAATCGTGGATCTTAGATCCCAACTGACGGAAGTGAAGGAAAATCTTCGAACTGTTCAAGCTTACAAAAAAACCCACATGTCGTTGGAAAAGATCCCTCGATTCCTGTGCCCCTGCCCGTACCCAGACTGCCGGGGGTTTATCGAAATAATGACCTTCCAATGTGGCGTCTGCACTAATAAAATATGTCAACGGTGCCGGGGTCCAGTACGTCCGGACCACCCACATCAATGCAATGAAAAAGACGTAGAAACGGTGAACCTGTTGGTATCCGACACTAAACCGTGTCCTAAATGCTTTTCGCCTATTTATAAGATTGAAGGGTGCGACCAAATGTGGTGTACCAAGTGCCGGACGCCGTTTAGCTGGAATACGGGTAAAATAGTGACAGGGGTGATCCACAACCCCCATGCGATAAGGTGGCAACGGGAACACGGCGGACTGCTTCACGATCTTAGAGATGTCCCCTGTGGTGGTCTCATCGACATGCATTTGTTGAGACGGCTTCCGGTGAACAATTTCCGGAAGATTCAAAAAATTCACCATAGAATAGCAGAAATTGAAGGCATTCTCCATACACCGTACATTGGGTTTGACGATTTTCGGAGACAATTTGTTCTCAATGAGATTACCGAAGACCAATGGAAATACATTATTTGTAGGAGTGAAGAAATCAATATGCAAAAAAACACAAACGAGAAAATTTTTCAGCTTCTTCAAGTTCTTACCATTGAACGTTTCCGGGATCTCGCCCACAATATTAGAGGGAATCCATCGAGCCGGAAAATGGCATGGGCTTTCAATATGTTCATGCAAGAAATAGAACAGATCCGGGGCTTAATCAACACAACGTTTAAAAAAGAGGGCGCAGGGATAGGGTTCATTTCTTCTGCCCTAGGACTAGCTACACCGGTGTTTATAGAGAAAACGTGGGAAGGGGGGTGGTAATCTTTAGTGGAAAATTTCTTCTCTATTTTGAGAAGAAATCTAGATTTCAAGTTCGATAAACACTTTATAATTTACTCCTCCTTCTTTGCTTCACTTTTACTGTGTGTAAATTCACGAGGGAGAAGAGGAAGAAGGGGGAGAAAGAACGCAGGTATCGTCTCTATTAAAACTCCTGTGTCGGACATATTTGTCTCCTCTGAAGAATCGTAGTCTCCAAGAGAGGGTAAAGTGTCGTTCAACACCGATTATATTTCGACATATTTCTATATTTAAAGACTAAAGAAATAAAAAATTGTAGATCTCAAATTGAATCTCAAAAAAAAAACCCGCCTTCCCGCTAAATCTCATTTTCTCTCTCGCTCTCTCTCTTGTTTGGTTGTTCCCTCCCCTTTCCCCGACTGTCCCCCTTTTTTTTTCGTCAAGGAAGAAAACTTTTTACCATGTTGGATGGGGGTATGACGAAAAAAATATCATTACAAAATTACAAACGAAATCCACAAGCACATAGATCAATAACTTCGTTATTACTAAGTCACTCCGTGACTCCGACCACGTAGTGATTAGTTATATACCGAAGCTGATTTGGTTCAAAGTTTGGTAAAATCTTAAATATCGTTTACTTTGTCAAATAGAACTACGATGGACATTTAACCGGGGAACTGTAGGTATCGACGAGGATTTCTGGCTCGGCGCTGGGGAGGGAGCGAAGCGACCCCGGGCTCTCATCTTCGGCAACCTTGACAACTTGAGACGAACGCGATTCAATCGCGTTACATCTCGTAATAAGCGGGTCGTCCTGGTTAAACAACGCTTGATTGGTATCTTTCCGTATTATTAATTCACATTGCGGGAATTGGATATTTTGTTGAACAACAACAACCACCGACTGGGTATACGTTTTCAATGGAGTCAAGTAAGCAAACGCAGTCCTGGGGCGTGCGATATCGCCTTTCGGGTATTTTTTAGACACAGCATATAGAAAAATTTGAATGTTCAATATAGTTTGCACGATTCCTAAAAACAGGGTCGGATCAATATAATCATTGTCCCGGACAATGTCTACAAGCTGGTCCGAACTATACCCGAAAGCTTCTTGGGTTCGACAGGTTTTTATTTCGTCTTCAAGTTTAGTTTGAATGTTTTCGATGTCATCCTTAAGAGCGACGCTAAGACACCTAATAAAACTTCTTGGACCTTTTTTGACTCCATAACGGAGATATATGTTATTCGTATCATTCCAAGCTTCTTTAAGCGCTAAAGGGACATACCCTTTTATATTTTCTCTCAATATTTTATCCGGCTGGGTTATCGCTAGGAATGGAACAAGGGTTTCTTTTTCTTCTTTCTTTTCATTCCATTTTTTTAGTTTTGTATTTTCTATGCTACAGCAAGGGACAAAAGGACGGTTGGGGTCTAGATCAAGAAGCCCCTTTCCATTAGCGTCCTTTTTTGCCTTTAATAAATAGGGAAAAATTTTAGGATTAGCAGAGTCTTGGGGGGGGACACACACATACCAAGTGTCGCCCTCGACCTTGTCGGGGGCGGCCGCCCCGTACGAATACTTCACCTTAAAGGGTCCTTGTTTTGATCCGATATATTGTTGGTGGTCAGCTAAATACCGATCGACATTATCGCTTCCAACGATTCCGATAGGCTGGTTGAGGGGGGCTTGACACTTTCTAGCGTATCCGGCGTCAAATAACTTTGAATCAATCTCTTTTAGGGCATTTAACCGTCGAGTTTTCTTTAGAGATTTTTCTGACGATTGTATCTGATTGACGGGTAACACGAGACCTACTTTTTTGTATCTGTTAATAATATCAGTTCGTTTATATTTTAAGGCGTTGATTAACCCTACGAAATATTTAGAAATAGTTGTGATATTTTTAAGCGACGAAACATTTAAAATTCGGACGTTTGTATTTGGACCGTCAGAAGTGATCGTTAATTTCACGGACGTCAACGGATTTGCTTCAATGACGCCATAAATTCGTCGACTTTGTTGGGGGGAAGAAACAAGTTCCCCCTTGGGTTCTAAAAGATCAAAGTATACACTAATATATTTTTTGGTGTGGATAGTGTGTATTTCTTTGGAAAGCTTAAAAAGGTCTGTTTTGTAGTATTCATCGAAAAAAAGATATTTTTGGGCAACCGGGTCATTAGTTACATAGGCATAAAAGATATTTGGGTCTAATTTAAAGTCCTGGACTACAAACCGGCCGCCGAGAGAGACGAGTTTGTACTTGGATTGATTTAATTGAATTTTCAACTTCGTATTTTTTACAAGTGCCGTTAAATAAGTCTTGGTTTCATCTATGATGCTGGGGATTTTGTCAAGAGAAGTTATACTCGACAGTTTAAAATTAAAGGTTATTACAGACTCACGAGTCCAAATGATCTCGTTAAACTCCTTTTTTTTAAACGACTGAAAACGGAAAAAAATCCCTTCGGTTGGGGTCGCTTCGCTCCGGGGGAGCCAGTCTTTGGGAAATTCGGACTGGTCGTATATTTTAGCAAAGAAATCGTCTCCTTGGATTATAAAAATATAAGGGGTTTGTTCGGTGGGCACAACAGCGTCAAATACGTCTTTTAGCTCGTATCCTTGTCCATCGATAGATATTTCAAATTTCAGACTGTCCAGGTCAAAATCCGGGGTTACGGATGGCAAGTCAACTCTATCTGTAATGTCAGGTAGAAAACTTTTGGCCCCGCGAGATTCAAGATACCGGGAAAAATTTTTGATGGTTTCTATATTTTTGTGACGTGTCGCTGTCGACATTATTTATACACGTATAATCAATTAAAATTTAAAAAAAAAGATACTCTAATGATATATATATATATATGTCCCTCTTAATAAAAAATAAATCTCGGTCTACTCCTCTTATAATATCCATCAATAGCCTTTTTTCTAAGACTAAATTGGCTACGCTAACACTTAAAGAACAGGAAACGACAAACATTCCTGCTGAAAATTTGCGGATAAGAAATGTAAGTACGAATCCGAGTGCTGTTATGATATCGGTGAAAACGCCAAAAAACCATCTTCTTTGGGAAGGACCGGTTCCTATTTCGTCTAACTCGTCGCTTGTTACAATTAATCCTAAAACCAAGTCTGTTTTTTATGGAGAAACTCGACTCCCGTCGATTATTCAAAATTCAGATAGGTCTATGATTCCCATTAGTGGGATTATTATTATTATTATTATAATTTTCCTTGTATGGTTCATCGTCGTTCGGTCAAATAATAAGTCTCGCTAAGATATCTCCATGTTTAGGTCTTTGAGTACTTGTTCCATCTCCTTTATTTGGGTATTAAGAGATGCACGTTTGTCGGCCCGTTTTTTATTAGCAGCTTGAAACCGATGGTTGCGAATATTATGATTTTTTTTTAAGCTTCGTTTTAGTTTTCCGATTTTAACTTTTATTTCGGATATCTCTTTATTTCGCGACTTCGTTTTGGCACTTCCACCGGAAAATTCTTCGGCAACTTCAGTTACGATTTTGTCATACTCGCTTCGAGGCGTTACATTCTGTTGGCAGTCGGCTCCATTTTTAACTAAATCGTCAAAAAGATGATTGAGTTCTTTGGCAACAAAGTCGTGCGACATTTCGTTGGAGTAGCAGAATCTTTATCTAGTTAAATATCTTCGCGAAGCAAATCACATGCCGAAAGTGTATACACGACTCGTGTTGAGCGGGGGGGAAACTAAGGGTCTTGCTCAACTTGGCGCTCTTCACTATTTTTGGGAGAATGGACAACTGGATCATCAAACCATAACCCACTATGCAGGGGCGTCGGTCGGAAGCCTTATCACTCTCCTTTTAGTCTGCGGGTATACCCCCTTCGAAATATGGACCCATGTTTACGGCGTTGATTCGATTTTTTCGCTTCATTTGCCGGAGTCTCCCACCTCTCTTTTTAACTCCTACGGGCTGATGTCCATCGACGGAGTTATTGGGAAAGTCCGAGAACTTGTTGAATCTCGGTACGGTAGGTTACCGACGATGATCGAATTGTACGAAGATACTCAGAAAACCCTCGTTATTAGCGTCACTAATTTGACAGAACAGCATGTCGAATACTGTTCCTATCTTACTACGCCCGGACTTTGTTGTCTTGATGTTGTGCGTGCCTCTTGTAGTATTCCGGGGTTTTTCAAATCGGTCCGGCGGGACGGCTCGGTTTATATCGATGGTTCAATTCTGGACAATTTGCCAACTCGGCCGATTGACGATGGGTCCAGCCCACTTTTAGGGATAATCGTTTCGGGAAATAATGTTCCCATTAATGATTCAGATCCAGATAATTTTATTTCCTATATGGGAGGAATCGTCGGTCTTCCCATGACTGCGCTTACCAATCAAACTATTCTTAATTTAGAAAGTAATTGCACCATTTTGGAACTTTCGGTTACGACTATTGCGCCTTGGGAGTTTATTATGAATACAGATAAACGGCAAGATCTTTTTTTTGAAGGGTATCAAAAAGCTAATGAAATTAAGGAAGAACGATTTCTTGTTATTGATGGGTACAAAAATATAGTAGAATGAAATAATAAGTCTTTCTTCTTTTATATAAAGAAGAAATGGGGTAGAAGTTTACTCGTCAGATCAATAAATCACCCGCTGCGCGGTCGCCGAAGGCTTCCGGGGATGCGGGGGCTCCAACAACGACGAAGTCGTTGCAAACATCAAAACAAAAAGTTTTGGCACACTACGTGATTGGATGTTCAGTATACAGAGACGATTCCTCCAAAAAAAAATGAAGGTGGAAAGGGGAAAAAATTAGTTTAGAACTTTTAACTAAGATGCTTTAATACAAATAAGCTTGAAATTTCGTATCTTGATACTGGTATGAGGAGGAAAATAAGTCAGGTTAACATTTTTTGGGGCTTTTATAAAAATATAGTTTGCTATGCTGTGGAATAAAATGTGCCAAATAATTTGAGAGAGAGGAATATTATCCAATTTGAGAATTACGGTGTTTCGAGTTTTGTATTTGGGTCCACCCCAAGGAGGGTCGAAGTAAATAACGTTTTGAGTTATCGGAGTGCCAGGCCACGGTTTATACAATCCTACAACGTCTACGTAGTTTGCACAAATAAGATTAACTTTTTGGCGAGTTTTATAGGCTAAAAGGTTGTGGGCTACAATGTTGCAATGGAGAGAGTCGAGTTCGACGGCGTTGACATTGTTGAACCGTTGGGCAAAACATAGGGTGTCGCCCCCGACGCCCGCTGTGGCGTCGGTTATGGTTAATTCTTTTGGATCATTTTCCATAAATTTTTCCATTTCGTATACTAGATTGAGTGTTGTACGCCAATGCGTTACTGAATAGAGTCCTATGTCGGTCATTTTAATTAAACTATAGTCAATTCCTGGTGGAAATATAGTTTTTAATGTGGTCAAGTTAGGCTTGACAATGATGGGAGTTTTATAATCTTTTATTAGTTTGAACGTAGCATAAGCTCTCTTATGGAAAGATAATTTCAAATATGTATATAATACTGAAAGTGGTAAACTTGATGCATAAAGATGAGATATTGTATTGTTTAAATTTATTCGTAATCCATTTAAGCGGATGTTGTTATAATTTTCAGCTTTAATATCGCTGATGGTTCCTCTAAAATATTCAGAAGGTTCTCCATTTGATGGAAGTAAATAACCTTGATAAAGAGGTTGGTTCGGGTGGACTAAATAGATTCGAGAAAATCGCTTTTTATTCCATTCTTGTATACCCCATATTGAAATATTTTTATCTAACCATAAATAAGGGATGTTTTGGATAATAAAACCGATGGTTGGATCCATTCCATTCTTATATATAATAAATATATAAGTTAAAATCTTTAAGGTTACATTTTCAAATTTTAATTTTATTTACAATGATATCTTACGAAGTATTATACTGGGGAAAAAGAATAGGGGTCTAAATAAAGATCCCGATCTACTGCTTCTTTTGCGATGATGCTTACCATTTCAGATTCGCACTCCTTATCATCGCAATGATCCCAATCCCACGTAGGTCCCCATCCTCCTTGAGATTTATATGGGGCTGTGTTACAACTACATACATTTTGATAAATATTTCCACGGTCTTGTATAGTACAGTTTCCTATACATTGGTAGCCGTTTTTTGATGTAGGATAAGATGAGGCAGCAGTGATTCGGGGGAAGTCGTCATACGGTTTCGATGGTACTTCCGCTTCCTCTACTGCTTCCGCTTCCTCTTCTTTCACCTCTTCTTTCACCTCTTCTTCCGCCTCTTCTTCCGCCTCTTCTTCCGCCTCTTCTTCCGCCTCTTCTTCCAGCGCTCTTTCTAACTGGAGTCGTTCGTCCTCTTCTTCCAGCGCTCTTTCTTCTAACTGGAGTCGTTCGTCCTCTTCTCGTTTGTCCCATACTCGTTTAAGTTCGGCTTGGTTCTCATCTCCAACGAGTTCCGTACACCCTTGTCGGGGATTATATTTGCACTCTTCTTGATCCCAACAATCGGATACTATATTATAGGATCGACAAGGATCTTTTGGATTCACTTGCAAATTCTTTAAAAAAACGTCTTCTTCTTCTTCTGGTTCCGCCTCTTCTTCCTGCGCTTCTAACCAATCTACAGAAGGCAACGGGGCTTCTTCTTCCGGTACTTTTTCGTCCTTATCAAGACCGATTTTCTCCTCCAAAAAATATGCAGGATCTTCCGCCCTGCTATAAATACAATTCATGTCATCACACAGTTGAGTATTATTCTTGTAATAGTTTTCATTATTTCTACACTCTATACATTGACCTCGAGATCCACATAAAGTACCTATATATTTTTCTTTTGCTGACTTGGTTAGCCTAGGGTCGCCGCACACTAAAGGAGACCTTTCATATTTATTTTTATATTCCTCGCGGTTAGTTAGGCATTGATGATGTCGGGGGATACACGGTCCTTTTTGAATGTCTGCCTCGTCCCAATCATAGCAAAATATAGGTGCGTCACGAGGACATCGTTTAAAATTTCCTATTTCTTCTATCGCTTCCTCTTCCTCTATCGCTTCCTCTTCCTCTATCGCTTCATCTTCCTCTATC